ATCCTAACTAAATTCAGAGCGCTCTATAAAGGGCCACTGAGTTATAGTACTCATTATTACAAACCAGTATCGTGGTGTAATTGTTTGTGGTTGTTTGTCACATTGACACCACATCCAATCTTATTGGAGGATGAATTGGATGCTCTCGGGCCCAATCCAGCCGTACTAGGCCAGGAATATGGCGTACTTAGTACATGGGAATCTATAAAAGTCCCAAAAGGTTTGCCAGCTACAACTTTATTGTGGTGGGAAGGCAAGGAGCATGATTCTAAAGCAGAGGATTATACCGCTTCGGGTGTATGGTTAGTAAATTATATGAAAAATTTCGCATTAACTAGTGATCAAAAACTGGAAATTATGCGGGCTGTTAAACAACATGCTTACTATAAATCAGCGGTGTTAGGGGTTGATTATGCTCCAGCTGTAGGTGTAGAGAATTATACACAAAACCCATACAAACTACTTAGAAATAAAAATATTAACAGACCCATGATGATTATCATGTTATTATTTCTATTGTTGTTAATCATATCATTATTCTACGGGTTGGGTACTTGGATAAAAGACCTAACTACAGAGGGCATTGAACCCAATCCAGGTTGGATAGGAGTGAGCACATTGTTGAATTACTCACGCAAACTTTTAAAAACTAACCTGGAAGAAGTAATAAATACATTAGCTAATCCAGCACCTGAGCGTTGTTTTGATTTGAATATCAATTGCGCCAGGTTGCCAGTCATTATAGACCCAAAAGCTAAATTATATTACGAGGAGGAGAATATATCATATGAACCCAAAACAAATTGTTACTTGCAAACACCAAAGCACAGTTTTTCACCCCGACACTTTAATAACAACTCAGGTAATACGCTCGAAGCTATTAGAACTAGAGTATTGTGTCAAACTCCAAAACCAAATAGAAAGGTAGTATTAGGCTATTTTAAATGGTTGAGGGAACATTATAATAAAATTTTTCAGAACAAGTTAGATGATGTACCTGAATCAAATTTTGAGGAGTATATGGCTGATTCCAATGCTAGTGATTCAGTCAAAGCTGTATTAAGGTTAACTAAAGTTAAGTTGGATAAATTAAGGATAAAAAATTATACCCAATTAACACCCTTACAATTGAAAAAATGGACTCTTCGGAAAGCGTTCATGAAGATTGAGAATGCACTGCGACATACACCTTATGGACATGTAGAAAAGGCGCCTAGATTAATTTCAGGTGGAGCTCGCGAGTTTATCGTACTCGTTGGACCTTGGATGCATTCGTTTCAAAAACGTATTAAATTCATTTTTAATAAGTCCAATAATGTTGTTTTTAGTTCAGGCCTATCTGGTGAAGATATGGGAAAATGGCTAGAAAATAGAGTAGGCATTAATGATATACTAGAGGATGATGTTGGTAAATGGGATGTTTCAATGAAACGGGATTTACTGACAGCAGAAGCTTGGCTATTTAAAAAAGCAGGAGCGCCAAAAGTTGTTAATGACTTAGTCAGAGCAAATATTAGTACACGAGGTAGAGCAGGGAGTATATTTTATATTTGTG